GCTGCACTCTATGCTGTAGAACAGATGCTTCGGGATGTCCCTATTAAAGTGGTGCCTAGTGATACTTCTGAGCAAGCTAAAGTAGAGGCTGAATTTGTAGAGTCAGTGCTTGAGGATATGGATCACAGCCTTGATGACCACATCTCAGAAGCACTATCTTTCCTTACGTTTGGTTTTGCAGCTTTTGAGGTAGTCTACAAGCGTAGGATTGGTCCTTACGAGAAAAGCCCTAAGAAACGCTCTAAGCACACTGATGGTCGTATTGGTATTCGTAAGATTGCCCCTCGTGCTCAGTGGACTATTAACCGCTTTGATGTAGACCAACAGTCAGGAGACCTCTACGGTTTCTATCAGGATGTATCCTCTGGTTTTAGTACTAACTACATCCCAATGCGTAAGGCTATCCTCTACCGCACTACTACAATCAATGGTGACCCTTCTGGTCGTAGTATCCTCCGTAATGCCTATGCTTCCTATGAGCGCCTTAATGCTATCCAACAGTATGAGGCTATCGGTATTGAACGAGAGCTTGCAGGTATCCCCCATGCAGAGGTTCCAGCAGAGTATCTCTCAGCAGATGCTACAGAGGCGCAACAGGCAGTCCTGAACCAGATGAAGGAAATCCTACGAGACCTTAAGTTCAATGAGCAAGGCTTCCTGATTACCCCTTCTGATACCTATCCCGGTAAGGATGGAGAACCCACCAACCAGAAGCTAGTATCTGTAAAGCTAATTTCTTCTGAGGGTACTCGTAATATCGACATTGACCCTGTAGTTAAGCGTTACCAACACGACATTGCACGATCTGTTCTTGCTGAGTTCATTATGTTGGGTGGTGGTAGTAATGGCTCTTATGCCCTCTCCAAGAGTAAGTCTGACTTGTTCCTACGGGCATTAGAGAGCTACATCAACACTATTGTAGACGTACTTAACAAGCAACTTATTGAACCCCTCTGGCGTCTTAATGGTCTTGACTTCAAGTACATGCCTAAGATCAAAGCTGGTGATGTTGCAAGTCACGATCTTAAAGAAATGGGTGCTTATCTTCGTAATCTTAATGGTGCTAGTATCACTGTTGCAGATGATCTTGATATTGTCAACGCTCTCATGGAGATTGCTGAACTACCAAAACCTAACCCTGAAATCTACGCTGCTTCTCGTGAACGTGCACAACAAGCTGATCTAGCCCGTACAGATTACTATGATGGACCGGATGATAATGTTGTAGGCTCTAAAGACGATACTGAAGAAGACGATGATGAGAAGGTTGGCAACTGATGTCACAATGGAACAGACTACAATATGAAGTTCCTGATGGTAGGTTAGTCCAAGCCCAACGAGAGATTTACCAAACCTTTGGAGATAAGGTCTCTATTGATGCTAAAGCAAAAAGCCTCATTAAGTTTGGTAAATCTGGTGAACTCTCTACTAATAGGGAAACTGTCTGGACTGTAGGTGGAATGGAAACTTACGTTCAAGACAACCTTATTGACACAATCTCCTCTAGTTCTGCCACTGATGACCAAGAGATTTACCTTGAGTGTCATACTGTATCTGGTACTGGTGAAGATCAACAGTTTACTTTTATAACACAAATTGGTCAAATTATAGGTCAGAATAAAGTCTCTTTACCAACCCCTGTAGCTCGTGTCTCTCGTGTTGTAAATAATAATGGTCATGAGCTTACTGGTGCAGTCTACGTTTATGAAGATACGGCTGTTGTAGGTGGCGTACCATCTGATGTGACTAAGATACACGCACAGATACCTCAAGGCTTCCAACAGTCCTTTAAGGCAGCTACAACCTTCAGTAATCAAGACTACTACATTCTTACTGGTGGGTTTGGTTCAGTTAGCTACAAACAAAGTGCTACTGTAAATTTCTACCTAGAGGTCAGACAAGCAGGTAAGATATTCACAGAAGGTGCTGCTGTATCAGCTAACTCAGCAGGTGGTGCTTGGCAGATCGACTTAGACCCATGTGTGATTATACCTAAGAACTCTGATGTACGTATCACCTGCCAAACAAACACTCATGGTGCTGAAGTCTACGCCAGTTTCAAAGGTTACCTAGCAAAGGTAGTAGCATGAATAAACTAATTGAGAAATTCCAAACTGACTTCGATGTATTCAGTGATCCCCTGTCTGCTAAGGTGCGCTCTCGTGCTATTGGGCTAGAAGGTAAAATCCATGTGTACGATCTTGATGGTCAAGCCTACTACGTCCCCGGTGCTACCCACAAGGAATACCTTGAGCACATGGAGTACGA